TTATCTGCCGGTGATGCTACTGAGCTACTATAATAGAAATTACCGCGATCATCTCTTAATGTATCATCCCAACGCGCCTCAATATACGGACGTTTAAAAAAGTATTGGCTTTTTCTTCCAAAAAATCTTTTAATATAATATGAGACTTGGGAACCGCTTGGATTTTGAATATTTCCCTCATCATCGCCGCGGCCAGATGGTCGACCGGCTAATGAGTCTATGGCACCTGAAGCTTCTTGGCTAGAAGTTAGCATAACTCCTATTCCATAATTTGAGTATGTACCAGCTATCCACTGCTCAACCCATGGGGTAATATTAACTTCAATATCTTCTGTGCCATCTGCTAAAGTTTGATCAAAAATATAGATTGGTGTATCTACTTGTTTGTTAGAACCACCAGAATATGTATGGTAAGAGCCGCCGGCTAACAAGGTATCTAATGAATCTTTCCAATATAATGAATCAGATGCAGACATCCAATTGCTACCTTCACCTCCCAAAGTAAGATCTTTGTAGCTTTCCATATCGAGACCAATGCCTTCTTGCCACGATTGAGATACCATCATAAAAACATACTTAGCATCCTTTGGAACGGTTTTTGTATGAGATGCATTAAACATTCGTAAATAAAAATTGACACTTCCGCTAGCAGGAATCAAATCACTTGTGCGATCTGCGGAGATATCAGTTATCGGAAATTGAACTAAGGCACGAGAAAGTTCTGCGGAACTTGTTGAATATCTTCCATAAATTGAAAACACGTCTAAAACATCAGACGCACCCATATTAGCGCCAGTCGCCCTAGTAGACAAATCTGGTCGATATGCATTTGCAATTGTTGTATCTGCGCTTGCTGTATATCTTTTTAATGCCATTATCTAACTTTTCCTATAATGTCTACCGCTGGATACTTAATTTCAAATACCGCATTTTTTGGGCAAACTAGTTGATTGCCCTCCGGTGATAAATTATCATCAATTATAATTTCGTTTCCTGAATAATTTGAGCCTTTTCTATTTGTAACTCTAACATTTATAACGTCTAAAACACCATCCACTTCTTTTAACGTTTGGTAAACATCACTAATAATAAACGGCTCGCCAATATAAAATGGAGTAAAATATTTAGAACGAAGCTTAGTTGTTGCTAAAGCTAAAACATTAAATTTATCGCTATTTCTTGTAGTTCTTATAGTGAATTCTAAACCCAAATTAAGAATATAAGGATCTAAAATATCAATTGTATCATTAATCATTCTATACTGATTAAGCCATGTTTTTAAATTATTTTTAATTGTTGAATTTGTTTTGATTAATTTTCCATTTGGGGACTCTGATAGGACATACATATTTAAATTTCTTTTCATGGAATTTGGATCTTTTTGTACGCTAACTCTTTTTATAGAGCCAAATTTGCTTGGCATTCTTAAGGCAAAAGCTTCATAGTCAGTTTGCGTAACTGCTCTGTTTTGAGTAGCGAAATTATCAAATATTCTTCTTTTTATCTCACTAGAATCTGGTGTAGTTATAGCTCCCGTTATGGGTTTTTCATTAAAAACTTCTAAAGATTTTTTGACATTAGACACTTTTGAAACTGATAGTCTTTGTTCGTTTTTAAAATTCATAGTTGACGAATTTACTCTGTTTATTGCGCCGGCTGAAATATTACCTGTGCTAGAATTATTAGCACGATAAGTTATTGATAGTTTAGTATTCGAGGGTGCAATTCCAAAGTTTTCATTTTTTGATAATTTTGTTGGGTCAAAAGATGAGTCGACTACATAATCTTTTCCGAAAATATTCAATGCCACAGATGTTACATTCGAGCCTTCATTTGAAATATTAGATTCTCCACTACCAAATTGTAAGGCAGCAGAAGTTCTTGTTAGTTCAAAAACAAATTTTCTTGAAACAATTTTTGGTTTTAATATTGATGGTACATTATCTTGTCTATGGTTTGAATTTGCGATCTCTTCAAATATAATATCTTGTGATAAGTTTTGAACTTCAAAATATTCATTACCTTCAGAATCTACAACTGATAGTATTTCTGATACGTTTGAATTTCTAAGTCTGACTTTTTTAAACCTTTCGTAGGGCCCAATATTGATTATTTCAGTGCTATATTTGCCAGAAACAACTTTTCCAGTTGCTTTTATAGCATAAAAAGTAGGTGCACCAGTTGCATTATTAACTCTAGCAACAACAACATCATATTGTGGATTAGAAAAATCAATATTTTCAAGCAAAATATATGACGAACCATTTTGACCAGAAAACGTTGCTCCTCTTTTTAAAACAGGGGCGTAGTTTCGATCTGGACCTATACCAGAAGCTGACGCCGGAATTAGCACAAATAAAGAAACTTCGCCGTATAATGATGGCTGGCCTGTATAATTATATCCTAATACTTTTCCGTGTCTTACAATATTATCGAATTGAAATGCTGTGTCTAGAAATGATTCATTAACGTTGTAGTCTAAGTAAAAAGATAATTGATCTCCAACATATGATACTGCATCCAACATTAACGAGCCAAAAGAACCTTCACTAAAATCTTGAAACGTATCGGGATAAAATCTTTGCGCGATACCCATTAAATCTTTTCTAATGGTTTCATATTCTCTATTTGTATAGTTAATAGGAATTAATTTTTTCTGTTCGTCGGCCATATATAATCCTCTTTTTAAATAGTAATTTCTATTAAATCATTCGCTATTAATCCTGATACTGAATAAATTATAATTATTGATAATGTATTGGTGTCTGCATTTTTTGTGTTAACAACTATGTCCACAATATTAACTGCTGGCATAAAAATATTTACCTGTTCTTTAATTTTAGTGCTGATTTGTGATAGTAAACTAGGTGTAAAGTTTTCAAACAAAAAGCTTTTTAAGCCTACGCCATAATTAGGAACCATAATTCTTTCACCAGGGTTTGTAAGGAGTAGCATTTTTAAATTTTGTTTTGTAAGGCTTATAAGGGACCTATTCATCATAAATCCATTAACTATACTGCGCCTTAACGGCAACTTAACACTTAATGATGACATTTTGTAACCTCTATATAACTATTCATTTTCACAAATATCGCCCTCAGAATTAAATGGATTTGTTCTAAGAGCACCTAATTTCCACCATGGTAATAGCTGAAGCCCTGGTTTTGGCCTCAAACTATTTCTTAAATTATTAATTAACAACTTTCCAGGCGCGGGTAATTCTCCTAAATCACCAGGAGAAAATTCAAACCCATGGCGATAATATCTATTAAACATTCTTTTAATCATTTTTTTAGAATTTCTTAACAAAACTCTATCCCACTTATCCCATTCATTTACAAATAAGCCGGCAATGGCTCCGGGGGTTCGATTGTCTGCAGAAGCCCAACCTTCTTTACCGCTCTCTTCAACTGATGAAATTTCTCCATCTTCTTCTTCGATTGTTATACTAGAGCCAGGCTTACTATTAAGATCGGTGCCAGCGCCATATGTTTCACCATCATCAACTGTAACTTCTCCAATTGAAGGAATGAATGCTAAATCATTATATATAGCGGCTATAGATGTTGTTTTACTTAGTCCAAGAATATATTTTGTAAATACATTGAAAGTATCATCATCAACCATTTGATTAATTAAACAAAGTAGCAGCTTACTATCTGGCTCTAACGGAGCAAACTGTGATATTTTAAAGTCTAAAGCGTCAATTTCTTGATTCATAATTAAAAACTTTTTACCTCCCTCGATGACTGAAAGCATGAGGCCATAACGAACTCCAAGTTCGCCAGTAAGGCCTATAACTCTATCGTTTTGATCAAATACTTGTTCAAGAGTGCCGGGATAAACATCGGACAAATTTAAACTTTGGTCTTCATTAGATAAAATTTCATTAACAGCATCAGTTGGAGAATAAAGTGTATTGTTTATTTTAATGTATTTTTCTAATAAAAATGGCTGATCTGACGACAAAGAGCTATCTCCATTATAATCCTTATCCCAATCTAAAATGTCTCCAAGAGGCAATTCAGTATTAATATTAGATACGATAATTTTGTCAGCAAACGGTTTGATAACATCATGAGGAGCATCTCTATGATATTCTCCTACCATATACACTGGTTGTCCGGATGGTGTAACATGAACATGATAATAGCCAACATATTCATCTCCCACTGAATAGGGTGATTCTGGATCATTAATAGAGTACATAGAAAATTGCCCACCGCTCGTATACAAATCATCGGTTTCGATTGTCGGGATATCTGTGCTTGAGGGAGTTTCAGCAAACTCTCCCCCGCTTAAAGATAACGTATGTCCTTGAACAAAATTTTCTATAAAATAATACGAAATATTGGTTATTTCAGGTTTTAAATCAATTGCTTGCATATTGTTAACCAATTTGTCTGCCAATCTATTCAATTCGTCAACTACAACTTGTCTAAGAACAATTTTTGCGTAGTTTTTAGTCATAAACACATGTTGATATTTTTTATCTTCTCTGAAATTTTTTAAAGTTTTGATCTTACGAACAATTCCAGCGTCTTTTTCTTCTTTTAAGTCTTTTTTAGAAGGATAATTATAGCCCATTTGTGAATCATTGCATCTCATAAGCGCTCGAAAAACATCTGAAGGGGGATCTATAATTTCTCCATTGTCAATTTTTCTACCGTACATTTGAACTGTTTGTTCTAAGAAAGCTAAATAAAATTCTTCATCTTTAAAAGTTGTTGCAAATTCAAATGAAGTTTGAGCATCAGTTAATGATTCTTCTATTTCCTCAACTATATGTTGTGCATATAAAGGACTAAACACATCTGGGAAACTTGGTTTAAATTTTGAGAATGTAGCAAAGGCCTTCAAAAGATGAACACTACAAAATATTCTTACAGTAGCAATTATCAAGCCTTCTAATGATGCGGCAGATATTCTGTCTAAAATTCTATTATAGGGCAATTCTTCAACACAATCTTTGCCTCCGCTTTCAAGGCGCGGATCCTCTGGTATTTGAGAATATTTTGAAGATATTAATTCTCCTATATCATCAAAGTCTATGAAATCTGCAACTTGTGGTTTACATGGATTTAATTCTGGAAATAAAACGTCAATAATACCGAGCCACCCTTTATTCTGTTCAGGCTTTATGTATACCGCAGGGCTCATATAATTTCTACCATAACTTGTTGGATCTAAATAAAATACCCTATTTTCAGTCGCTGTACCAGAATATGTTCCTGATTCCTCAATTTCATATTGCATGCGACTCATTCCCAATATCATGTCGTCGTTAACTATTTTTCTCATTTCACCTGTTTCTGCATCTTCTATAAGAGCCTCACCATAAAGGCCCCCAGAATAAACACCATATCCTGGACCTAAAACATAATCAATATCCTCTTCTGTAAGACTGTCAAACTTTGCTCCGTAATTAAAAGCTGCGTCATTATCAGCTATTTCTTCAAAAATCTTTTTTGTAAATTTGTTTACAAAGTCTTCATACAAACTTTTACTTTGTTCTATTGTGATGTTTCTAATCCATGAATTGTTGTTGATCATTTCTTTTAATAACACCACTTGAGGAATATACGAAGATTGTTTAGAAAAACAATCTGCAAATTCAGGATAAGGAGCAAAATCAAAATTATCTAATGTTGGCTCAATACATAACATTTCATATTTTCTGAAAATAATAGCCGACTCTTCATCGTTCGAATTACCCCTAGGAACTAAGGCTTTTTTGCTAAAAGGTGCCCATCTAGATGGCTGCATGGCTCCTTCATTTATTCTTTCGCCTATAACAATTCTAATGTTATCCGATGGATGACTTTTTATGCCATCTCCAATTATTGGAGATGCAGCATTTCGAAGGGCGGGATCCATAACTGGCATTATTCTCAAATCACTTTTATATAAATCAGAATAGTAGCACATTATATCAAAACCATATGCATATGCAGAATCCGCACTGTTAGGTCCGCTGCGAAGACCTTTCGCATTATCTTTAAAACTTAAAGTCATGTCGGGCGTAGCTTTTCTTCCATATTTTGAAACAGTTAAAACAAGTTCTGCATTTTGATCAAATTTAACATTAAAATCTGTGTTATATCCAAAATTTGGTAAATTATAATATTTTACCGGTAGTGGCATGTTTAAATCAGATACTTTTACAGAATATGTTTTTTTATCTTCCCAATCATTGTTAGACGAAAAAGTTATTGAGTTCTGTAAATCGTCTGCATCATTACTGCCGGCCATTTGATATTGTAACCATTCAGATATTTTTTGAGGAAACGCTCCTCTTTGAGCTTCAAGTCTTGAAACTTTGCCAAATTCATCGTCTCCACCGTCGCGATAAAAATCAACATAATTGCTTTTTAAAAAAGTTTTTCTATTATGTGTAGTTAAAGGGTTACCCATTGTATCACTAAGAACCATATTTAAAAGTCCATAATTTTTTTGAAACGGACCGTTGCCAATCATATCTTTAGAATAAGCAATTTGTAGTTTTTCAAACTCTCCAGATATAACATTTTGTGCAGTTTGAATCGCCTCTGGAGACTCAAAGGGAAAAAGCCCATCATCACAGCCAGGCTCTGAAATCATTGGCGGAAGATTTGAATCTAAATAATTTGGAAGACCATCTTGAAGAACATCGCCGAGATCACCTAAATCATCTAAATATTGATCTCTTTGATTGTCGCACATTTTTTGAATTTGTGCTTTGGTCGCTCTACCTTCAAGAAGTGCGCTTCTAAAATTACAAAAATCTTCATATTGATCTGGTGTCGCACACATTGTTGGATTAACTGGCGTTCCGG